TCTCTTCTAATCTTTTATTTTTTCTATAAAGATTGTATACTATTGCACCAAAAATTGTGCCAAACCATAGTACTATTGATATTATTCCTGTCATTTTAATTAAATTTGTGTTTCAACTCTGCTTGCCATTAAATCGGCTTGGTGAAGAATGTAAGGTAAGTTACATTTTAATTCAACATCAGAGCTGTATGTTATGTAATAAGGTTTGTTTGCCTCTTCGTAAAGGCCATCGTGTAATTTGATTGCTAAAAACTCGTTCTCTGTAACCGGTATGTTTGCTTGTTGTAAGTAATACAAACTTCTATCAGCAACTCTCATATGAGTCATGTTAGTGTTTATCTTAAAATAAGCGCCTTGCTTTTCTACGTGCCAAGAAGAGTCGTTAGGAAGGTAGAAAGGCTCTTCGTTAGTACCCATCTTACCAAGGTCATGATTAATTGCAGAGAATACTAATTCTTCAATAGTATAAGTTTTCTTCTGACCAAAGCGTTCCCATACTTTATCTAGTACTAGAGAAGCTTCAACAACTCTATTAACATGATCTACGTATCCACCTGCAAAACAGTTGTGGTGACTAAGCTTAGTAGATGCTGGGCTAATAGCTAAAGTAACTTCAATGCCTTTATACAATTCAAGTAGCTTGTCTTGTCTGTCTCCAGTTGGAATGTACTTTGTAATGTAACCATAGAACTTACCTAGGTTCTCAAGGATTTGTTCCTCTGTTAGTTTTTTCATAACTTTTATTTTTGATTAAGATTCGTGTTCAGTGTTTATTAGGTGCTGCACTTCATTTATCTTGTCTTGCATCTTTTCTAAAGTCGCTTTTAACTCTTGTGGAGGACGCAGTTGGGAAATTTGCGAACTTTGGTACATTATCATGTTTACCAATTCGCCTAATTTTTTAGTTATTAATTCTTTGTATCTCATATTGTAATATTAATATTTATTTATCAAATCTAGCATGTTATCTATCGAGTACACGCCTATTACTGTAGTACCGGATTCTATTTGACGCGTACCCATATCCTTATACTTCTCAGCAACGTACAGTACTTTTACTCCATCCGAGTCCTCTATTATAGACATTGGGTAGCTATCCGTATTAGTTATGGCCTCTATTTTATCGCACTCAGTTGGATTAGTTTCACAAGAAATTTCTTTGTAAGTTAGGCCTTTTTTAGTCAAGGCTTTTTTAAAGGACTTGCATTTATCACAACCTTGTAAAGTGTATATTTTAATCCTATTCATCTTGATCGTTAAATTCGGGGTCTAACTCTTTCATCATATTAGCCCACATTATTTTTTGTTCTTCTGTTAATTCTTTAAAGTGCATGCTTAGATATGCATACAATCCCTGTAGTTCTTCCTCTGTTAGTTGAGGTTTTATTGTTTCTTTATTTTCTATATTCATCTGTCTGCTGTAGTTTTCCCCTGTTGTAGAAGGTTTTAAAAATAATTATTTTGTAGGACAATAAAAAACTTAAGTTCTAAGTGACCGCTTATAGTAATTAAATATAAACATTTATTTTCACATTAAAAAATTTATTTTTTTATTCGAAAAGATTTTAGTATATTAGATCAATGGAGAACGAACAATTGGTTTTAGGTCTTTTAGAATCCGTACTTGGAAAGGGAAAACCTGATAAAAATAAGAAGGACCACGCATTCCATTGCCCTATTTGTAATCACAAGAAACCAAAGTTGATCGTTAACATTTTTACCGGTCAATATAACTGTTGGACCTGCCACCCCGCTACAAAAGGCAAAACTCCCGTTTCTTTATTTAAAAAGCTGGGAGTTGAGAAAGAGAGAATGATCGAGATGAAGGGCTACTTCAAAGGCGATCGTACTAAGATAGAAGACACAGAAACAACTCGCGTATTTTTACCAAAAGAATTCATTTCAATGACAGAAAACGACAAGTCATTGGAATATCGTCGCGCAACAGTTTACCTAAAAAATAGGGGCATCAACGAGTCCGACGTAAGAAAGTACAACATTGGATACTGCAAAGAAGGTCGTTATAGAAATAGAGTTATTGTGCCTTCTTACGATAAAAATGGTCAAGTAAATTATTTTATTGCTAGGTCTTTCGAAAAGGAACCCTATCAAAAGTACGACGCGCCATCTGTAAACAAAACAGAAATCATAGGACTAGAATATCATATTAACTGGACAGTGCCGGTTATACTTTGCGAAGGCGTATTCGACGCAATTGCTATCAAAAGAAACGTTGTTCCATTATTTGGTAAGAGTATTACAAAGGCACTGATGTTGAAACTTGTGGAATCTCAAGTAAAAACAGTATATTTGGCACTTGATAAGGACGCACTCAAAGAAGCGCTTACTTACTCTGAACAGTTGATTAATCTTGGAAAAGAAGTCTACCTAATAGAATTAGACGGTAAAGATCCTTCAGATCTAGGATTTACGAGCATGACAGAATTATTACAAAAAGCAAAACCATTGACATTCGGAGAATTAATGCTCAGACGAATGAAAATGAACTAAAAAGATGACAAAATATTTCGACAACGTAGAGAGCCTTTCTAGGATCTTTCACATATCAGACATACACATACGAAACTTCAAGAGACACGACGAGTACAGACGAGTCTTCTCTAAACTTACCAATTACGTTGCGAACAGTTTCGACAAACAAAGCCTGATCTGTCTGACGGGCGACATAGTACACGCTAAGACCGATGTCACTCCAGAACTTGTAAACGAGGTTCAAACATTTCTAAAAAACTTGGCAGACATCGGTCCCGTGTTACTTATTCCTGGTAATCACGATGCTAATCTAAACAATGCACAAAGAATGGATGCGTTAACTCCAATCGTAAATGCATTGGACCATCCTAACTTACTCTACATTAAAGAGACCGAAGCTTTCAAAATTGGAGATAGAACGTTTGCCCACTGGTCTGTATTCGACGATTGCGAGAACTTTATTAAAGCAGATCAAATAGACGAAGAGTACAAGATTGCTTTGTACCATGGACCTGTAAATGGAACTACTACTGAAGGCGGATTTGGATTATTTAATAACGACGTTGAAGTAGAAAACTTTGATGGGTTCGATATTGTTTTGTTGGGAGATATTCACAAGACACAATTCTTAAACGACGAGAAAACTATTGGATATCCTGGTTCTTTGATTCAACAAAATCATGCTGAGTCTCTGGATCACGGCCTATTTGTTTGGGATTTGGACAAAAAACAAGCTGAATACGTTAAAATAGACAACGATACTGCTTTTTATACAATCGAAGTCGAGAATGCTATTTACAATCCATTGCCAGATTCTTTGCCTCAAAATCTTTATCTAAGAGTAAAGTATAAGAACACCAATCAATCTGAAATAAAGAGCATTATTGCTGATATTAAACAGCAAAAGAATGTTATTGAGGTTTCTATGCAAAAGATAAAAGACTTCACTAACTCTTCCAACGATAATAGAAAACTTAACGTTCACGATGTTAGGGACATAGAATATCAAAACAATATATTAGCACAATTCCTTAAGGACAAGCTAGATTTAGACGACCAAACTATTAAAGACGTTTGCGAAATCAATCGTAATATCAACAACGCTCTACCTAAGTTGGAAGTACCAAGGAACTCTATGTGGCTTCCAAAGACATTCGAGTTTGAAAATATGTTTAGCTACGGTAAAGGCAATTTTGTGGACTTTACTAACATGACTGGAACTTATGGGCTGTTTGCTCCTAACGCTAGCGGAAAGTCTACACTACTTGACTCTATTACCTATTGTATCTTTGACAAATGTTCTAAGACAACAAAGTCCGCACAAGTCATGAACAACAATTCTGACTCTTTTTCGTGCAAATTAGTCTTCGAATTAAACGGGTTGGAGTATACTATATCAAGAAAGGGAAGTAAGCAAAAACTTGGTAATGTAAAGGTAAACGTTGACTTCTACTACAAAGACGAAGAAGGCAATAAAGTTTCTTTGAACGGTAAAGAGCGCAACGATACAAATAAAAGCATTCAGAATTTACTTGGTAACTACGAAGACTTTATACTCACAACGCTGTCTACTCAAAACAACAACACTGGATTTATCGATATGAACCAAAAGGAAAGAAAGGATTTGCTTTCGCAATTTTTGGACATAAATGTGTTCGAAGATTTGTACATTTTGGC